CAGTGTCACTGAATCGGTCATTGGCACGTTCAAATCTTAACAATCTCAGCGCCACGCACGCGCATCAATAAAACACAGAACCTTATAGAAAGTCGAGCCTGAAGAACGCCGTTTAAAATGGTGCTTTTCTGTGGGCGGCTGTTCTGTGCGCGCAGGTTCGATTTTCTATAAGGAAAAGTACGATGAAATTAGTAACAACTAAAAATGACAATTTTTTAGTAACAGAAATGCCAACAATGACCAGTCTGGAAATGGTGGACTATATTAATGCGGAGCGGAAATCAAAAGCGGAAGCAGAGAGATTAACGTTTCCTTGCAAAAAATATCGCAAGTTACAGCACAATAATTTTATGGCAAAAGTACCCAAAGTTCTTGGAGAAACATCTGCTAAATTTTTAGCTGATGATATTTTCACCACTGGAAACGGTGCCCAGTCTATTCGAAAAATTTACCGATTTCCAAAACGTGAAGCCTGTCTAATGGCAATGAGTTACAGCTATGAGTTACAGGCTAAAATCTATGACTACATGACGGAGTTGGAAGAAAATAAAGGATTAGCTTTTACTATTGAGCAATTACAAAATATTGTTGCTACAGCCAGAAAAGAGTCTGATAAAGACTCTTCGGATGCTGGTCGTCGATTACGTAAGCGTCAAGATGATTTACCCATTCTTAAAAAAGCTGAAAAAACAGTAATGGAGTTATCTCAAATCCCCCTTGATTTAATTGGTGGAAGCATGAGGTTAGAAGGATGACTCCTGAGCAATTCATCGAAGCCAATGTTAAGGCCGAGTTAATCAAGCTGGGCTTTTCTACCTCTGTCGCCAGCTTAGCCACCCGTGAAGCCATCCGCTATTATCGCAAACAGCCAGCTAGTAGAAGAGGCAAGATGATAGAAGATTGTCTTAATCAAGCAAAATTGTGGCCAGGTTAACAACAAAGCGATAATCGCAAATGAGTTCAATTAAACAAGTCAAAACTCGCCATGATAGCGAGGGTTTTCGTGTGCATTACGAAAATCCAGCAGGACGATTTCATAAAAGCTTTAAAACGCGGGAAGCTGCTTGCCATTTTCTTTTTCTGAGCGAATCTGAGCGATTTTTGGCGATGATGGCAAAAGAAAAAGAGCAATGCGAGATTGGCATCTTCGCAAGTTGATTCAGTTTTATGTGGGGAAAAAGGTCTTTCAGTGTGAAACGGGGCATTTACGGCAAAGTTCGCTCGATACGATTAAACATGCCTTGTTTTCGATTGACGAAACGTTGCAAGCAAAATGGCGTTGAATATTCGCCCGAGTGAATTAACGGTTTACCGGAAAATACGCTTAAACATCTGCATTCTGCCTATTTGCTGCTGAAAGCAATGCGAAATGTTGGTGTCAGTCCAATTCCAAAATTGAAAAGAAAAGGGGAAAGCCTATTTTCATTCCGGCGTTTGAGAATGTGGATAGGATGATTGAAGAAGCGCCCGTCAGAGAAAGATTGCCTTCATCTTGGCATCGGTGATTGGGCTTCGGATAAGCGAAATATTGGCATTGGATTATAGCGATATTCAAGGGGAATATTTGAATATCTCAAAACATGTAACACGAAACGGTGTTATTGAAGGCTTAAAGCTGACGTTCAGCGATTGTTACCGATGCCAAAAGGGTTATTGTCGCTATTGGATAAAACAAGTTTGGGTTACATGAACCATTAATTGTCAGTCAATCAGTGAAAGACTGTCGTTAAATTACAGTACGACAGGAATTGTTAAGGAATTACTGGAAAAATTCAGGATTGGGAAATTTCATAACTTACGGCATTTTGCAGCGGTACGTCTTATCAAAAAACGGAATGATATTCATGTTATTTCTAAAATGCTGGGTCATAAAAACATTGAGACCACCTCAAATATTTACGGTCGATTTTCAGGGTCAATTTTGAGTTAAATTTTTAACATTTGCGTTCATTTTTTAATCATTAAGGTAAATGGGGTTAAAACCTTAATTGCTTTACATCAAAGGGATTCAGGTAAAAAATTACAGAATAGCCAAAACGCATAATTCCGCAGTCATACTTCCGCATTTTGAAAATTGGAAACCTAATAATAACAACGCATGAAGAGGGATTTTTTCGCATACTTCCGCAAAATAAGTCCGCACCCAAAATGGCTAATTTTACGAATGTTGCACAAAGGTTAAAAAGAGGTTGTCATGTCAGGGAAAGCTAAATATAAAAAAGCGTATATTGATGACGTGATCAACCTGTCTTTGGTGAAAGGCAAAGTATCAAATCATTTCATTGCAAAATGGCTGCATGTGGATGAAAAAACGATTAGAAATTGGCGAAAGGATTATTACGAATTTGATCATGCTTTTCATCATGCGGCCGACATTTTGAAAAAAGAGCTAGCAGAAACAGCAAGGCAAAACACCAAAATCCGAAAACGCAAAATTATTAAAACCACGGCAGACGGCGAAACGACAACGATAGAAGAAGTATTGCCTAGTCACAATGATATTGCCGTTTACAAAAAGATGGGGATCAATGAAGTCTTCTTTAACGATGAAAAGCATCAACAAAAAGAATACTTAAGATCGATACTCGAGCGAAAAAAATCAGCCGAAATCACTTCACTAGAGGCCGCGCAATTTTTAGAGATAGAAGGCATTCCTATACCAACTACCTTATTACTGGAAATTAAGCAATTGCAAGGTAGCCCTATACCAGAAGATATACTACCGCAAAATGCAATTACTCGAGAAATGACTTTAGAAGAGGCCGCAGAAGCGTACCAAAAACTGATGGGGTAAAGGGTTAAAATCGCTTACTTATTTATGTTATAAATGATATTAAATTTAAATATTTATTTAATATCAATTGATTATATGAGTTTAACCCCATTTTTTGTATTTTTATGTACACGTTTATGTGCAAAATATTTTTTTGAGTCGCTTTTTTCCGGACAAATTCCTATGCCGTTACCTTTTCCTTTTGACTTTAAAAAACCAGATTATTTTAAGGTATTTGAGTGGCGCGATGAGCGTCTACAACGGTTACGCCAGCAGCCGGAAAGTTTTAAACGATTAACCCGATTTTATAAGGATAATCCCGCGCAGTTTATTATTGACTGGGGCATGACGACAGACCCACGAAATGTCGATTACGGGTTACCGGTGACTATTCCTTTTTTGCTGTTCCCGAAACAGGAAGCATGGATTGACTGGATAATGACACGCTGGAAAGGACGTGAAAACGGTATTACCGAAAAAAGCCGCGAAATGGGCTTAAGCTGGACGTCAATTGCACTCGCATGCGCTTTATGTCTCTTTAATAAAGAGATGGTAATTGGCTTTGGCTCCCGCAAAGAAGAGTATGTTGACAGCACCGGTGACCCGAAAGCGTTGTTCTGGAAAGCCCGTAAGTTTATTGAAACTTTACCGCAAGAGTTTCGGGGAGGCTGGGTAGCGAAAAAACACGCGCCTTATATGCGGGTCAATTTTCCAAACACCGGCGCCATTATCAAGGGTGAAGCGGGGGACAATATTGGACGGGTGACCGGACGACACTCTATTTCGTCGACGAAGCCGCCTTTTTGCCTCGTCCGCTATTGATTGATGCTGCCCTATCGCAAACTACCCGCTGCCGCATTGACTTAAGTTCGGTTAATGGGATGGACAATCCTTTTGCCCAAAAACGCCACAGTGGACGTATTCCGGTGTTTACCTTTCACTGGCGCAATGACCCCCGTAAAGATGAACAATGGTACGAAAAAGAGTGCCTGAAAATCGATAATCCGGTCATTGTGGCGCAGGAACTGGATTTGAACTATCAGGCGTCTGTTGAAGGTATCTTAATTCCCGCCGAATGGGTACAGGCGGCCATTGATGCCCATATCAAACTGGGGTTTTTGACAACGGGGGCTAAACGACTCGGTTTTGACGTTGCAGATGAGGGCGATGACAGCAACGCCCTCACGTTTGTACACGGATCGGTTGTCACGGATTGCCAGCAGTGGAGTAAAGGCGACGTGATCAGCTCAGCAAACCGAGTCAAAAACTATGCTGAGGAAGTCCATGCCGATGAAATCATCTATGACTCCATCGGGGTAGGGGCAGGGGTGAAAGCGCATCTACGACGGACATGTCATATCACCGCAACCGGATTCAACGCGGGTGGGGCTGTCTTTAAACCTGACGCAAAATATGTGGCGGGAAAAACCAATAAAGATATGTTCGCGAATATTAAGGCGCAAGCCTGGTGGGCGTCCGAGACCGTTTTTTTAATACCTGGCGGTGTATCATGCATTTGGAAAAATATCCGGATGACAAACGTTTCATCAATCAATTTACCGATGGCCTGTTAATCAGTCTCAGTTCAGGCATAAAAGAACTTGACGTACTGAAAGCTGAATTATCCCGTCCTCGGGTGGATTACGACAACAATGGACGGGTGAAAGTCGAGAGCAAAAAAGACATGAAAAAACGGGCATCGCTTCACCCAACATGGCCGATTCATTAATTATGGCTTTTTCCCCCGTTCCTAAACCGTTTCACATTCCCGACGAGGCATT